CTGTAACATACGCCACCGGCTTTATCCAACCATGATTGATGCATTCCTGAAGTATCAGCTTGTACTCTCTGGGGCACCTTGAATTAATTTCAAAACCTGCTCTACTAACTAAACTCAATCCGTCATTACTGATGGTAAACCCGTGATCTCCGGGTTTCAACATCTTAAGTTTGTTTTTAGGTTCTTTAACAATGAATGTCATTTTTTAGCCTTATCACGCCAATACTTTACATCGGCTAACAAACTCTCTTTTAAGTTCTTGTATACTACAAGTTCCTCTTTGAGTTTTTCAATGTCGTTGGGTAATATTTCTTCTGGTTGCGTTTCTTCTTGTTTTCTAATAGGTAGGTTTAGACCAATGGCTATACCCATTATTAGAAATACAATACACAATAGAAGATCATCCATCATCATTTTTTCAATTCCTCTACAACCATTTGTTTGGCTCTAGCATCAAGCAATGCCTTCTCTAGCTTGTGCATTTCTGGGCCCATTAAATTTACCCATTTCAACACTGCCTTCTCACCTTCTTCGGTGAGATGAGAATAGTCCGCACCAACGCTACTATTATAGTACAATCTTTGGTCTTTTAGTATTTCAAAAAGACCTGCGTACACTTGATTAGGTAGCACTTTGTTCATGTAGTTTACCTTTATACGGGCTATTAAGCCACTTGGCATAAGCCTCAGCATTTTCAGATATTTTGTTAAGTTCATACTTGCCACAGAATCTCATAAAGTGAACACCAACTTGAGGGGTAGTATCAATACGAACCCCGTCTATGATTGTGTTGTCAACCAACGCTTTGATATCATCGGGTTGTGCTGTCAAGTCAATAAGCATGCGGTTACGCTCATAGTCATCACGTACACGATGCTCAACATCATTGTGGTCAGTCCAACGTTGTAGCATGAAGTTATTCCATTGAAAGCCTTGTTTATCACGATCCTCAAAAGCCTCACGAATACCTACACGATTCTTGCTACCTTTTTCGGGTGCTCGGGGATATGCTGTGAACACGTTGTCGCCTGCATCACCACGAATGATTTTCTTAAAAAGAAGATACTGAGGATCTTCGAGTAGTTTGGGTTCTTTAGTTTTCTTGTCAACAATCAATCGACCTTTTTGATCGAGGTGACCTTCAAGGGTGATAAGTTCATTTGTGACACCATTGTACTGGAACACGTTTGGAGCAACAAGCTGAACATAATCGGAATCAGTACTAATAATATAATGCGAGTCATTGGGATGTAGATGAATGAAACGGGCAATCAAGTCATCAGCCTCAGCCCGTTCGTGCCTGAGTACGCTGACGTTGGTCTTCTCACGTAGGAACGTAGTGAATTTATCATACGTGTCCCAGAACATTTCGTTTTCTTCCTTCTCAGCCTCAGTAACTGACATTGCGTCAACTACACGATTAGCCTTATAAGGTTTGTAAACATCCTTACGCCAGCTTCTACCCTCCAAGCAAAAGACTACATGGTCAATACCATAGTTGCGTACAGCCTGATTAACACTTGCGAACGTAAGATGTAGTGCCATGCCAATCTTTTCCCATGTATCAGAATTTCGGGAAGCAACGTGACGGGCACGAAAGAAAGTGTTGGCTGTGTCAATGAGTGCGTATTTCATACGGGATAGTATATATGTTGATAATATGCGTATATTATACGACTATTTTGCATTTCAGTCAAATTTTTTGGTCATCTTTAAAATCAAAGAGTTCGGATTCTACCATATCTGACGGTTCTAGCAAACCAGTAAATAACCCCGTGTCGGGTATCTTTGCCCTACGATCGGGTCTGGGCTGTAAATGATGGTTGTTGTGTAGTGTTACCATTCTATGACACATAGCACATAACACCTCAATGTTTTCCGGATTACGATTTCCGTTGTTACCGTCAATGTGATTTATTTCTAGTGTAGCAGGATGTAGGATAGTTTTGGATACACAAGGAAAAATATATTTCCCATCCTTGTTGGAACATCCGTTATCCATTTTCCATTTATCAACTTCGTGTTTTCTAGTTTTCCTATGTGCCTCGCACACTTGCTTGTTAGTGTTTTTGGCTTTGGAATGCTGGCCCACAGTATTATTGCAGGAAGGCATAGAACACTTTAAATATTTTAATGTGGTCATTAACTTACTTCTGTACGTCCGTTACCGATATCACGTGTTTGAATTGGACGCAAATCTCTGTTTGTTGGATCTGCTTGTACTTGCTCATACATTTCTAAAGCTACATTGCGACACACATCCTGAAACCAACGATCAATGATATCCTGATCTGTGTCTTCCTTCTTTTTCATATAACCTGACTTAACTAGTCTAGCAATGAAAATCTCATTCCAATCTAATTCAAAAGCGCCTTCGTGAATGTTATTAGGATCTAGTTCCATACCAATAACAGAAACATAAGGCTCGCCTGCGGCTGTTGCTCTTTCTTTTTCAGATACAACAGTCTCTACCTTTTTCTGTCTAGGTTTGCGAGGCTTCTTAGGTTTTAGTTCCTTGACTACTTCAGGCACCGGATCGGGTGCCTTTTGTTTTGGTTTAAATCTATCAAATAATCCCATTTTCTTTCGCTTTCTCGTATAATTTGAAGCTGGCTAGGTTCTTAGCCTTCGACTCGCACATGATATCAAAGTTATCGAGGAATGTCAATGCCCAATCGTTTACTGCATCGTTCCAATAGTAATCACTATGGGCACGTAGCTTTTGCTTATTATAGCCACTTTCTATCAGCGCATCATAGGCGGGACGCTGGTCTCGGGCGTGAGAAACAAGACAATCTTCCCTAGATACACTGTAATGCATAGTAGGGCGAACGCCACGCCAGCTATCGATAACCCTTTTAACGCGGTCATCAGTAGGTTCAATATATTCCCCGCTGTTAACCCAGTGGTGATGGATGTCCAATACGATTGGAACCAAATCTGCAATTTGTAAAACTGTGTGTAAATCATGTGTCATTTCCTCGTTTTCGATTGTAAGGGAGTTTCTTGCTTCTGGGGATAGCCTTGTGTACGCGGCTCTGATGCCTTCGGGGCCGGCGCGACCCGAGATGTGTACATTGATTTTAATGTCCTGAAATCTCTGGCAGAACCCCATCCAACGGGCCATATCGACATGATACTCGAACTCCTCTATACTCTTATTTACTACTTCTGGGCGATCACTCGCAAGAACTACGAACTGGTCAGGGTGAAAAGACAATCGGACATTGTGTTGGCGTGCAGTCTCACCTAGTGGTGCAAACCAATGCTCAAGTAGATTTTGAATGTAAGGATCATGCCAGAAACCCTTGTAATCGTCATGGGTATAGAAACTGAGCATATCGCTAGTGATACGCAACATACGCAATGGTTCGGGTAGAGTTGCTACCTTCTTAATAAGATTGTGGGTGTTCATAATGTTCTTTTTAGCAACATCAATGATTTTGTCCTCAACCGTACTACGTGAGTTACGATTAGCCCATGCCATAGTAGTGCCACCGGTGTTTAGACCTTCGACACTGGCAATTTCGCCCTTTTTGTTGATTTCGGCAAACTTACATGCGAAACCAATACGTTTGATAGTCATAATAAAGATATGGAATAGTTATAATATGATAGTATATTACACAATTTATTTATTGTCAACCTTTAATAATTCTTCCAATTTATAAAGGTTTTTCATATATGGGCTCACATCTTCCAAAACACTACATGGAAGATCACCTTTTCTTCTAGGACCTGATTTCACTAGGAAGTCAACGTCATTGACTGTCTGATATAGATTGACTATTTCTTTAACAGTATACCCTACTCCGTGACCCAAACACTCTAATCCATTGCTAGGGGTATCGATGGCATCTTTTAATGCTTCACATATTTCCATGACATGGACATAATCACGCACACATGTACCATCCCATGATTCTTTGTAGTCTGTACCAAAGATAGTGAATTCTCCGGTTTCATTAGCTTTCATTAAGTTGTACATTAATCCATCTGGATTAGTAGGAGGAAAACCATTACTACCAATTACATTGTAGAATCTGAATGTAGTGAAATCTGTACCACGTTTACGACACAAATCACGTACTACATCTTCTGCCGCACGTTTGCTAATACCATAAGCACTGGCACAGCCTTCTGCCGCGCCTGTACTAGCAAAAACAAAGTTAGTACAATCAGTGAAATTTAATAGATTCATTGTACCAATCAGATTGGTATTATAATAGTCTACCGGAATTCGTTCACTCTCGCCCACATTAACAAGTGCGGCTAAATGTATGATTGTATCAAATGTTGGTTGTATTACAAATGGTTGTGTGATATCCATTATGTATGTAGTATGGGGTTTGGTAACGCCCCTAACCTTGTCTAGACCACACACCTCATAGTTACCGTCATCCATCAACATCTGAGTAAGATGTGATCCGATATATCCTGCATATCCTGTTATTAAAACTTTTTTCATTCAAAACTAAACAAACTGTCGTTTGATTCCTCTACTGGTTCGAAACTCGGATCTTTGGTTAAGTAAGTATCCTCGTCTGTATAGATTATACGGAACTTGTGTTTATTTGTCAACACACTACGTATATCATCAATACAGATTACACTACGACCCAATCCATTTATAAAATCTCGTAAGGTAGTTGTAGTCTCATTACAAATTTTAGCTGTGTTTGTATTAGACTGTTTTGGATTGAAATCATGTAAGCAATCAATCCACTTACGAAATACTATTGCTTCCTGTTGTTGAGCATGTTCTAACGAACCCAATAAGTACCATGTACTTGCGTTCTCAAAACTATCATATAAATCTTTAGCTCGTTGAGCCATATCTTTCTTAGTACAACCATAAAAGAAATCTTGGTTGAAGTTCTTTGTCCAACGTTGTTCTGTTAGTACAAGTGTAGGTAGTTGAATATGTTGTTCATAAAACGCCATGCCATAACTCTCAACAATGCTAGGATTGAATGCGATTCTACTAGACTTAATAAAATCTACTTTCTCTTGCCCGACAATACTAGCACGAACGTCATACTTGACACCTAGCTTTGACAGTCTATCTTCAAATTTCTTTACACCATTGGGACTAGTCATTACTCTAGCAGGTAACTTAGTTTGTTCAATCAAGTCAATGAATAGTTCAGGATTCTTACCTTCTTCCCAGCGGCCAACGAACAATATACCTTCACGCTCACCTTTGTACTCTGTTAACAAGTCTCGTTCTGTAATAGGAATAGGTAGATGATACGATGATTCATCTAAGTGTAACTGATTAAATTTACTCTGTGTACCTATGTCGATGTTAGGTATACTCAATTGATGCCGCATCGCTACATTAGTGTTGTGTAAGAATGGGTTCTTGGTGTCGTTAAAGATTTGACTTTCCAAATGGGTATATGCAATAATTTGAATAACATCTTCAAGACCCATTGTACTTGCTACTTGTACCGTCTCATATGTGTTACAGATAAACGCATCATACAAATTGTTCTCTAGTGCCCTAATAATACTATTGCGAAAGTTAGCCATACGTTCATAACAGAACGTATCACCATACATAAAGATATTGCTATGGGTCGTATAAGATAACGATTCTGAAGGGTAAATGATGTTAGCCTTCAGTGATTTAACGAATTCATTATCCTTAGGTTCTTTGTCAGTAATGATATCTACTTTGATATTATGTTCATCCATTAATTCGCAAAAACTTTTAGCGAACTGCCCTATACCACCATGAGGAATCAACGTCTGATAACTTACTAAGAATCCAATACGTTTATCGTAAGTTCTCATAGGTCAAACTTTGCTTTGATAGATTCGATTGCACGAAAGATTGCACCTTCGTGCATTGCATTGTCGTATGTAGTTCTGATGTGACTACGGTCAGCTTCATTAATAGCCTTAATACATTCTTCAACTATAGCCAAAGCAAAATTATTAATGGCTTCACTATCCCAAGAGTCAGGTGTGCCATCACAATACATACCATGTGTGTATGCTAACTTATCTATTGTTTCATTCATTTCTTTAGTTGCCATATTATATGCTCCAACTTATCATGCCATCTGTATTCGTAACCAAACGTCATATCTTCGATCCTAATCATTGCAGTACCTTTATATCCGTACTTTAACCAAATTTTCTTTCCGGTGATATGACATTTTTTAGGAAGCCATGAAAACTTTAACTCCCACCCCAAACACCTATCGGTAAATGGGTCGTAAGTTTGTTCCATTATGTACCCCACTCGTTCTTAAACAACGGTACTTGTAATCTATCACTATAACGCCAACCGCGATTCATTGCCGCGATTGCTACATTCTTTGCATTCAAACTGTATATACTTTCAACACCACCTACGGGCATTAAGTATACAGGACCCTTAAAGCCAAACTTTCTGTATAACTCTACTGCTTTTTCTGCTTCTTGGACATCTTCTTCTGTTGCTACTACAAACTTCAAATATGTAAATCCAACATCATAATACTGACGAATAACATCGGGTAAGATAGCTTCTTCCCACTTTTCACCGCTCACTGACAACTTAGGACTTACACTGAAGGTAAGTGCGTTCTTTTCTCTATGTCGCTTCCAATCTAACAAATAATCTTTAAACTCAGTACTCAATAACTGAGTACCGTTTGTTTCAAACGTGATTTCTTTTAGGGGTCTCATTTTTTCGTTTGAAAGTAATGAGGGATATGCTCTTTGCCATCCAAGCAATGGTTCGCCACCTGTGATAACCAAATGTTCATCATACCAACGCTTATGTGGTAGCATATCCATAATGCTATCAACGATAGAGTCTGTAGTAAGCATAGGACTAAGATGTTTAAAACGAGGATCCCAACTTGCGTAACTATCACATCCTGTACTGACGAGAGGCAAGTCTTTATAGTTTTTGATACTCTCTGCGTCTATTTTATTTCTTTCTTCACTTAGTTCACCTTTGGGCATGCCAAATCCACCACAAGTGAAATTGCATCCAAACGTGCGTAGAAACACACTAGGTACGCCCATATAACGACCTTCACCTTGTATGCTGTAAAATAATTCTGCTACTTTAAGTTTTTCCATTTACCAATGACGTATAACGCCTGCTATAATAAAACAATTTGTGACTATGTATGATAGCACAATTAGGGTTCTAATCAAAGCGATACGGTCAGCTTCCTGATCCGTACCACCTGATTTTTCGCCCAGGGCTTTCGCCCATAAACGCCAAATGTATTTCATCAGCCCTGGTCTGTATTGCCCACACGCTTCTTCAAATAGTTAAGCAAAATGCCATATGCTGGTAAGAAGAAGATGAATCCAACTGCAATCTTCAATAGAGACTGACTCATTGCAATTTCACTCCAGTTTGCTGCCATGTACTCGTTTGCGCTCTGATAGAATGCAACACTGAAGAATGTATAGCTGTCAATAAAATTGGCTGCTACCATACTCAATGCAGGAGCTGCCCACCATTGCTGTGTGAACTTCTCACGTACATATTGGAATACATACACATCTAACATTGTGCCAACTAGATAAGCAGTAGCACTTGCAAAACCAATACGCAATGCGACTGATTGAGGTGCACCTTCTAGTAACACAACTAGAATGCTACCTAAGATAGCAAATGGGTAGGCCGCGGCAATAGTTGCTCTAGCAATACCTTTACCTAGCAAACGAACGGTTAAGTCTGTTGCTAGAATAACTAGAGGGAATGTGAATGCCGCCCAAGTTAGTTTAACGCCTAAAATTTCAACCGGGATTGAAACTAATGCGTTTGAAACGATAATGATAATAACATGAAGCAAAGCTAACTTTGCCATCATTTTTTTATCTACATCTTGAAATATTGAAAACATTTTTCCTCCTTTAATGATTTCTATTCCCGTCAAATACACATACAAAATATAATGGATGTGATTTTGACTTATTGTGAACACGGTGAAATACACCATCTTCTATTAGGACAACGTCACCTCCTTGTACAGAGATTCTTTTGTCATCTAATTCTATTTCGCCGGCACCAGAAATGAAGTAATAAACTTCTTCTTGTCCAGTGTGGCTATGTCCTCTTGTACTTTGTCCGGCTTTTAAGTCTGTCGAACTTAGTACAAGATTCTTTAATGTTTTATTGTCTTTGAGAACATAGGTTTCATTGTCTTTGATGATTTCTCCACCTATGTCGTATACGCTATATTTCATTCAAACAAATCCTCATTCCACTCACGATGCCCTTCACGGAAAGCCATATTGCTTTGTGTCTCACGTACTTCTACACGATAGCACCAAAGTCTATTGCTTTCACCTTGACCAAGCAAGTCAGGAATATAAACCCCATTGACATACTTGTATAGAATATCACTTAGACCTTCACATCCTAGACGTGGCAGAATTGTAAGTTTAGCCATTTTCTTATCACGTAGCAATATATATGTTTCTAATTCTGGATCGTCCTGTGCGACTAACAATGTATGGTCAAACTGATCCTCAAGAATCTTTTTCAATTCTTTAAGACCACCATAGTCCATAGCCCAATTACGAACGTCTAGGTTATCGGTTCCGAAATAGAATTTCATACTGAAACTATATCCATGAATCAAATTACAATGACTGTCTGCACGCCATTGACGATACGCACATGGGAACGCATCATGGTACTCTTTGGTACTTACATATTTGTATGTTACTGGTGTCATAATTTCTCCTATATTATTTTAACATAGGCAGCAGAATTTGTATAGCGGGATGATGACCGAAGACCGCTATTCTTATTTACCATTTTTCTATAGAAGCTGCTTTTTGGTTTTCCGATTCAGCAACACGCTTGCGTAAACTAGAACTACTAAAGCTATGGTCTCTACCATTATATACTATTTCAATACCTCTCATGTCACACTCGGTTTTACCTGAGAATTCTTTGCCTTCATATTCTACTCCTAAAATACGAACGTCAATTGGTAATATAAGTAACAAGTCTCGTAAATCTTGTTCAGTAGAATATACTACAACCTCATCAACATAACGACATGCTGATAGTTGGATCTGTCTTTCTACAATAGATTGTACAGGTTTGTTTTTAGTATCAGGTCTATCGATAGTTGGGTCAGTTTGTAGTCCACAAATTAGATAATCACAATGGTTTCTTGCTTCACTAAGCATAGCAATATGCCCAGCATGAAGCAAATCAAATGTACTGAAAGTAATTCCTATCTTTTTACCTTCTTCTTTAAGTTGTCGTATCTTGTTGAAAATCATTTTTTAAGAATCTCCACAATTTCTTCTTGCTCTTTTTCTTTGAGCCAATCTTCTTCTAAAGAAAAGTATGGCGAATCTTTGATTAATTTCTCAACAAACCATTTTAGTTCATACAGTTCCTGCTTAATAGCCCATTGAGTATAACCATCATTTCTCATGTCGCTACATTCGTGAGCCATAATCCATAATTGATGACGTATAGAATTCACATCCCACTCTTTTTTAAAGCCCATTACTTGCCCCTACAATTACAAGTTCTTCCTTGATTGCAATCTTGAGTACAACTACTGTTGGGTAGTCTACGTACAATAGAAATAATGACAGCAATTGTTAGTATAGTGATTAGAATACTCATCATTTTTCTCTCAACATCTCAAACAATTCTTTACCAAGTTTGTTTTTAAATTCTTCCTCAGTCATATGCACAAGTGTATCCATTGCTAGTTCCATCGGTAAAGCCAATGTTATTACCATTTCTGGAGCAAAGGTATCGGGGTTTGCTTTTATGTGTCTACTGATTAGTCTCATTTGCAACCCTTCATAGCAATGTTTAAAAACTCTGCTCTGGCTGCTGGATCAGTTTTGAAACCACCACCTAAACGACTAGTAACTGTACTAGAACCTGTATCTTCGACACCACGACTCTTAACGCAATAGTGCTGTGCGTCAATCATAACGGCAACGTCTTCCGTCTCTAAGATAAACTGTAGAGCATGAAATACTTGTTCGGTTAGTCGTTCTTGAATTTGTGGACGCTTACTAAAATACTCAACGATACGATTGATTTTGCTTAAGCCTAGTACCTTATTCTTAGGTACATATGCAACAGTAGCATGACCATCAATGACCACAAAATGATGCTCACAATTAGATTGTACTGAGACATTTCTCTCGACAACCATTTCATTGTAATGCATCTTATTATCCACTGTAGTACACTTTGGAAACGCTTCATAATCTAGCCCCCAGAAAATTTCATTGACGTACATTTTAGCAACACGCTTGGGTGTTTCTGCTAAACTGTCATCGGCAATATCAAGACCCAATACTTGCATGATGTGACTGAATGATTTTTCAATCTCAGCAATTTTATCTTTGCGGTCTAGGCTTGTTTGAAACGTCGGTGTTTCAACACCCATCTTTACTAGATGTTCGTGTACTCGTTGACCCAATTCGGGGTCGCATTTTGTTTTGTTATAAGACATATGAATCCTTCCTTACGCGGATATGAAATTTGAATTGTGCTACCTTTGTGTAGCACAAGTATTTATGCCTTAGCTTCTTTACGTGCAGCTTTTTCCGCAGTAATTTCGTTACGGCGAGCCTTTACAGCTTTAGCAAGTTCAGCTAGTGCCTTGCGGGCACGTGTACCTGCGGCTGCATTACCCTTGTTAAACTTTTCGTTCTCGGCTTCGTATGCTGCCAGTTGTGTTTTGATATCGTCATGTGCGCTCATTTTTTCTCCTTTTTAAGTGCCTTTTTAGAAGATTTTTTAACCTTCTCGATTATGTTCAAAGATTCTTCCACTGAGTTAAGAATCTTAGATTTCTTTTTTGGTTTAGCTTTTGTCTCAACTGAGGCAATTGCTTCTCTTACTTCTTTTGCAAGTTGTTCATCATCCCAAACTAATTCGGTGTGACCATCTTCAAAAGTCTTTACAGTCAAGTGTGTGCCTTGATTAATCTTGGGCCATCCACCTGATGATTTGTTTTTTAAAGTTGATTTTGCATCAGTAGCTAGTAAACTATCTTCTGCTGTTGTGTCTTTCTTTTTACGTACCATGATTATCCCAATTCTACTTTACTCTCACACTTAGGACAGAGAAAAGCTCCTCGGTCGTCATCGTGTGTATTTTCAACTAACTCGTTAATAT